CCTACTCCGGCAGCGCGTCGATGGCGCGCACTCTCATTCTGCCTCTACTGGGTTGCCACATTCTGGACACTCCTTTACCTCGTACTCAGTCGCGCCGTACTGAGTCACCACGGCAGAGTTACCTTCCCAGCCGCAGCCCATTCCGGAGTCCGCTTCAACGAATTGCGGCTCGCAGCACCTCACCCGCACCATGGCGCGCGTCCCCGGGTCGCTGCCCCAGTCAGGAAGCGTCATGGAAGTACCCAAGTTGCTCAGGTGTCCAGTTAGCACTTGGATCGCAGAATATGCGTCTATGCTCCATTGCTAGTCTGGCAACATTTTGCAAGAAAGCCTCCCCGTAGTCCTTCGTCGGCAATGAGTAAATGTTGGCCATCGGTAGCACCTTTTTGCAGGCTGGGCATGAGACAATCACCGTGAGTCCGTAGCAGCGCAACTCACCTATAGAGTCGTTCACGCCGCTTCACCTCCAGCCTTTCTATAGCGCCCACAGCCCACTCTCGACACGTCCCACAACATCTGCCACCTGGCCTCTTGGTGCCATCGTCCAGACTGCCGCTGCCGTAAGAGTGGTGCTTCTCACACTCATAGGTGCTGCCGCAGTCGTAGCAGAAGTGTCGGTGCTGCCGTAGCGACTCGCCGTCACTCACTCAGCCTCCTGCAGCGTTTCTCCATGCGACTAGCCCAGCCTCCGAGGGCAAATATCCCGATGATGGCCGCCCAGTAGTTCCAGCCCCACCCTTTCTCGACGAATGCCAGACAGCCCATTGTCCATCCACCCAGAACGAGAAGAAGATGCTTCACCTTGCCTCCTTCTCGACAAGTGAAATCTGCCACTCCCAGTGCAACCTCTCCAGCGACTCCTCTGTCTCCAGCCTCGGGTCTCTGTCCAGCCAGTGGAGGAAGGCGCGGGCGGCATCGGCGGCCGTCCACTCACCCTCGGCTGCGAACACCGGCCCGAAGGCCCACAGCGAGGAGTCGTCGTAGAGTGCCGCCTGCTGACGATCCGCCGATTCGAGTATGTTGACGGCCATTACGTCCTCTCCTTGAAGTCGGCGCAGTCCTGTGCCCGCCAAATCTCCTTGGCGAAACTCTCGGCAGCGCCATAACCATTCTCTACTGACCAGTGACCTTTGTCGCAGACTGCGCTACCTGGATCGCCGCCGTATCCACAACTGTCGCAGCCACCACCTGACGCAGACTGCAACTCAAAGTAGTTGCATGCGACACAGAGCAGCGGCCTGCCGTTCAGCGTCTTGAGCATGTCAGCCATGCGAGTTCACCTCCCAGCGAGACGGTACGCCCGCCGCCGAGTCGAGTCAAGCAAAATATGACTCTCTCGTAAAGAAATGTGTGTCAGCCTGGACACAGTTGACAACCAGTGGCGGGGTGGTAGAGTGCAGGGTGACGGGTCGCGCCCGTTGCTGCTGTAAACACCTCGCGGGACCGGGAGTACATCCGGCTCTCGGTCCCGCCCCTCACCGGATGGAGGGCGAGTGCCACTCAAACTTGTAGAGCTTCTCACCAAAACCCCACCCGCGCCAGATTGGCTAATAGAGAGGTTGATCCACAAGCACCAGTTCACGGTCGCCGCCGGGGACGCTGGTGTCGGCAAGAGTTTCTTCTGGTACACCGCCGCCTTCGGGATCATTCTCGGTCGAGAGTTCCTGGCCCGCAAGTGTAGCCAAGGCCCGGTCCTCTACTTCGACGACGAGAATTCGCTTCCCGACTTGCGTGACTACCTTCTCAAGATCTGGTGGGCCTTCGGGTGTCCCGATCCGGAACTCATAGCCACCAACCTTGTAATCGAACACTTCCAGCTTTCGCGGGCCGGCGACGCATGGCCCGGGTACATGGGTTCATGCGTGGCGAACGTCCAGCCGAGTTTCGTGATCGTGGACACCGCCACCTCAGCCCTCAACATTCAAGACGAGAACGATAACGCCGAGGCCAGCCGGGCGGTGAAGTCTCTGCGGGGTTGCATGGCCCGTGGCCGCCCAGACGGTGCCCTGCTCGTCACCAAGCATGCCAAGGACGGCCGGGTACGTGGCGCGAAGGCCTGGGAAGGCATGGCGGATCAGGTGCTGGTCCAGTCCAAGCTGATAGGCGGCCAGCGCAAGGACGGCTACCACAACAGCAAGATCGAGAGTACCAAGCGGCGTACTTTTGGCCTCGTCGGTGCCCTCAAAATCATACCCATGAACGGGGGGTCCGCGATCAGCCTCAAAAGTGAGCCTCTGCAAGTTGTTAAAAAGAAACGACGTTAACGGACGCATTTTACCCCCATGAATCCCCTTCTTTAGAAGGGGGGATTCATTCAGGGTGGGGAGGTGGTGGAATGAGTGACAAGCTGGCGCTCCCGAAATGGAGAAAGCCAAAAAGCATCGAAGAAGCCAAGCGCTTGATTCTTGGTCTTGGAAAATCGATGCATGAGCATGCCTGTTTAGTCGGGCAGCATCTCAGGTGGGTCAAGGATGAATTGCCGCACGGGGAATTCATTCCTTGGATTGAAAAGAACCTCTGGTTTACTGACAGGACAGCAAGGGCCTTGATGGCTTTCTCGGTTCGGTGTGAAGAAGCCGGGAAAATCACTGGCTTGATCTATGACAAATCGGAAGAATCTTCCGATTTCAACGAACCATCCAAACTGCCCTCTGGAAAGTACCGCGTCCTCTACGCCGATCCGCCTTGGGCCTATTCCAACAGCGGCTTCAACCAGTCGGCCGAGTCACAATACCCGACGAAGCCAACAGAGTGGATTGCCGCGCTTCCCGTGGGGGACTTGATCGATGGGCAAGCCGCTCTGTTCCTATGGGTCACGAGTCCGATCCTCCCGGATGGTTTAGCTGTCATGTCGGCGTGGGGCTTCGAGTACAAGGCATGTTTCATCTGGGACAAAGGGAAGGCTCCCGGCATGGGTTGGTGGCTGCACACCAAACACGAAATCATGCTAATCGGTTCGCGGGGCGACGTGGGCACTCCGAAAGAGATGCCGGATTCGGTGTTGCACCTCCCGCCTGGCAAGCATTCCGAAAAGCCAGCCGTGGTTCGCAGCATGATCGAGTTGATGTTTCCCGGTCCGTACATTGAACTGTTCGCCCGTCAACGAGTGGAGGGGTGGGATGCCTGGGGCAATCAAGTTCCGCAGTAAGCAGGTCGAAATTCATTACAAGCCAAGCACGCCGTTTGATAAGGCATGGGTGGAAACTCTCATGCTACCAGGCAAGAAAAGTTCTCATGTCTCGTTCGAGGAAAAGTTTTATGAGCTGTTGCTGATCGCCTATTGCGAGGAAGCGGGCGCGTACAGTTCCAAGAAGAAGCGATCCAACGGAGAGTTTTTCAAGGGTAAGAACATGATCATCGATCTGTTGAGAGAGTACGCCTTGGCCATCAAGGACATGCCAGATGAAATCGATCCGGAATGGCTCAAGAAGCGCTGGCTCCTAATAGCCGAACGCATGGGCATCAAACACTTGTATGGCAAGGACGAAGGCAAGCCAAAGTCTGTGATCATCCACTTGCCTTCCGAGTAAGCCCACTCGTCCACCCCCTGCCGGCGCGCTGAAGCTGGCGCACCCGGTCCGCGACTGCCTCAACCCAGGACTCGCCGCGCTTGACCCGCCGGTACACGGACATGTAGCAGGACCGGCACAGGCTGCGAATGGACGCCTCTCGCTGGTTGCAGGCCAAGCAGGGGTCGGTCATTTGGCCTCCCGGTAGACAGGCAAGCCATTCTCCACCTCTCCGCTGTCCTCAAATATCACGCTGCAAAACATGTGCTTATGCTTCTTGTTAGTGCAGACTATTGGGACATTTACCCGCAACGACGGGTAATCTAAGGCCACAGTCTTAGGCCTCATGCGAGTCTTGGAAGGTACCAACCTAATCCTCAGTCCAGAGGGGCACCGTTCCGTCACTGGAAGCACCAGTAGCGCACCAGCCAGTAGGCCAGCGCCGCCCACCCCAGCCCCGCCGTGCCCAGAAGCAGCCACAACACGCCGGTCAGGTCGTCCCCCTCCGCATAATCTTTATGAGTCTTGAGGTACCTGCGCCAGAATCCCTCGTCCTCGGTAGCCATTAGAATGCCCTCCAGACAGCCTTTACAAACGGTTTAGAATGGCCTACAATCGCAGCATGGCTAAGTCATGTAGCATTCTTGATTGCCAGTCCGCAGTTATAACGGCTTCGTATAAGACTCGTCGTGGCGAACGGAAGCCGTATCAGATAGCATGGTGCAAGAGTCATTGGATTGAGCATTGCAGACGCAAAAATCCCCTGCCTGACAGGCATATTAACTCTTTTGGTTACGTAGGCATCAAGCACGAAGGCAAGATGGTTGCAGAGCACCGCCTTGTAATGGAGCGCATTCTCGGGCGCTCTCTCAAGGCCGGGGAAAGTGTTCATCACAAGAATGGCGTCAGACATGATAATTCTCCAGAGAATCTAGAGTTGTGGGTTGGGCCAATTCGTCCAGGTGTTCGAGCCTCTGATATTGAATGTCCGCATTGCCACAAACCCTATTTTCCCTGATTCAAGGCAGCGTCAATCGCTTCTCTGGTAGCCTCCCGGCATACCCTATCGTGGCACATGCCGCACGTCCAAGAGTTTGGATCCGCTGGACGGTGGCAGAGGAGACACATGGAGTCGGCTAGTAGCTGGACGGTGAAGGGTGAGAGGGTGAGGTCAGCCACGGTGCACCTCGCAAGGTTGGTGTAGCGTTGGGTCGCAGTGCTCGCACATACCGCCTGCCATCCCGCCACGTACAACTCTTATGCACTCTGGGCAATGAATCATCGACTTGTGCATGCGCCACTCTGCCTTATAGCGCGCCATGTCAGTAAAGTAGGCATTGCGACATGCCTCGCAGTCCTCAAGGTGCGGATTCTCGTCATGGCCGTCCAGGCGGCATTCAGTCATCTGCCCTCCCGCTTGGACTATTAAGAATCTCCAATCTCCCATCAGGGTAGGCGATTTGTTTTGTGAACGGCTTACCGCTCCTGGTCTGAGAACGGCAACCATGCGGCCCGATGAGAACCTTGATTCCGGTATCTGTCCCGCCCAGTCCAGCTGGTCCTAACGAGCATTGGTCTTTCCATTCTCCGCAAGTCTCGCATTTGTATCCAATTCGATTGGCTCCACCTAAGAGGAATTCCTCGTAATACGTTAGCCATCGATGGCGGCATTCAGTCGGCGTCATGGCTTCACAAAAGCGCCGCAGTCTTGGCAGACAATGCAGCTATTGAGCAGGGGGGCAGTCAGGCGTAGTGTCTCGTTAGGCTCGCTATCACCCCAGTGGATCGCCGTGCTGGTAGCATCCGCGAGATTGTCAGCAATCACATAGCAATGCTTGCGTCCTCCGCCATTCGTCTGTGTATGCCATGAGGCTTTATAGAGGGTCATGTGCGGGTCACCTTGTCGGCCAGCGCGAGGGCGGCGCGGGCCTTATCAGTGGCAAGGCTCATATCGCCCATTGCTCCGCCATTGCGCTCGCCGACTTGAAGTCGCGCTCCGGCTTCGATGTTCAACATCAACGCCTCCCGCATCGCCTCGAACGCCTCCGCCAGCGCATCGCAGCGCGGGCAGCCGGAGTCGCACACGCAGCCGTTACCGAGGGTCGCTTGATTGCCGGGTCGGGTCATGCGGCACCTCGCAGGCTCATGCCACGGGGTAGAAAGACATAGACGTACCCGCGAGTCGAGCCGCCCTCCAGTAGCTCGCCATCCCATCCCATCTTGTCGCACAGGGCACGGGCTGCGGCGCGGTGATTCTCCTGTGCGCTCAGACTGTCGGCGGCATGAATGGTGACTGAGCGGCCGGATTCGGTGAACGCCTTGTAGCGGCTGCCGCGTGTGTTCGTCGGCCCGATATAGCGCGTCTCGATTGCAATACACCTGGATTCGTAGATTGTCATTGCCCGCCTACCTTTCCGCCGGAGTCGGGTCCGGCACCCGGATGTCGTGGCCCATTGCCTTATGGATGTCTAGGCCATGCTGAGACTCAATCAGATGTGGGCGCCACGGATGCTTGATGATGCGCCATAGATACTCGGCGCGGGTAGCGTCTGGCACCTTTTCTTGCAAGGCTTCCCCGCATGTCCAACATTCTGCGATGGTCACGCCTTCACCTCCCGCCGCACGGGGCGGACATGAAACGCATCCTCACATTGAAACCAGTCACGGCGGGATGTGTAGAGAAGCCTCCGCAGATTGGGTGTAATGCTCTTGCAGGTTTGACACCTCTCTGTAGTCTGCAATGCAGGTTGAGGCGTAATGATTAGAGTCGGGCAGTCTGGCGCATGCCTGCCATTCCACGGCCAGCAGCAGAGATTACAGGTCATTGACGATCCTCGGGCCGCTCTTGAATAATTGTGCGAAGGGCCCGCAATTTGCTTTCTGCCTCACTACAGAAATGTGCATGTGGCAATCTAATACATGCTGCACACGTTTCGATGTGATGGTCAAACCATTGTTCTATAGAGTTGATGGTGGCGATGGACAGGTCTCTAGCAGTTGTCATAGTCGCATCCGTCTATTTGTCGCTTGCTGAATCGGTCGCCGCGATACTTACAGAAGTCGGGGCCGCACGGGGCCGGATAGTGCCGTCCGCATGAATCGCCCTCGGTCGCGGGTTGCGGGGCGGGAACGCGGTCAGGGTGCGTCTCGTTGGCGCAAGTCTGTTCGCTGAACTGGTGCGGCGTACGGTTGCACCAGCAAGTACAGAGAGTCGTCTGCTTCGTCGTCCGCGTCATCGCGTCACCTCATCATCGATTGGTGGAGCGTCTGGAAAGAGTCGAGCACGAAGCCTCCTGATAATCGCTGGCTCGTTACGCTTCTTCTTGAGCATGTCTTGAGTATTGGCTTTCGCATCGCCAAGGAACAGATGGTCGGGTCGCACGCAAGGCGGATTGTCGCAGTGATGCAGAACGCAGGCTTTTGGCGGGATGTCTAGCGCATGATGGATAGTCCAAGAGAAACGGTGGACTAACAGATTCGGTTTGGGGTGCGCGTACATCATGCCGTAGCCGTTCGTACATTTCGGTCCAGTCCAGAGCCAGCAACCATCTTCAGAGACCTTGACCTGACGCCAAAACCTGTTGAGCATTGCTCCGCTTCGGTTCAACGGTCCGAGTCTGGTCCATCGCTTGGTCATGCGGGAATGTTACGACGCTGAAAGACTGAAAGCAACATCTATCTTCACGATAGAGTAAATAGTTGTGCCGATTAGACACACTCTAAGCTTGCGGCGCTTGACACGGCCAGGATTAGGGCGTACCGTCTGATTGTGCAATCTGCTATGCAAGAGCCAAGCAATCGCACATCCGCTGCCAAGCAAGTGCATACCGATAGCACATTGGATGCACAGTCAAAACCAACACGCGACCAGCAACGTGCCGCATTCTACCTATGCAGAAGTAACGGACTGTCTATAGCAGCAAGTTCTGATTCAGTAGGTGTTAGCAGAAATACAGGTAGCGCATGGGAGAAACAAGCAAAGGGGTTGAAGGCTGAGTTAGACGCGAAGCGCGGAGTCATCGCTACAAAGGCGCAAGTGGCACAGAAACTCACCGAAGCGCTCGACCAGGCGAGTCCGCAGTACATCGCGCCCATTGCTGGCGCTCTATCCAAGGTAATGGGTTACGATGCGCCAACTCGCAGTGAGCAGATAGTCGTCCATGCCTCAGTAGCTCAATGGATAGACGCACGCAATGAGCTACCGGCCGCGCCGTCCAAGGCTTTGCCGTCATCGACAGAGGCCGGCACACCCCCAAACCGAACAGCAGCGAATGCGTTGAGCCCATCTCAAAATATTTCCCAGAGTGAGAAAAAGTGAGTCGCGCCTCATGGGACGAAGGCTGGAGTGGCCGCTACGTGCATAGGTATTCATTCGATGATGCGCGCAACAAGGAAACCATGAGCGTGAGTGATTCGGTAGAAGACAGACCTTTCTTGTATGTCGAGATGGACGGCGAGAAGTTTTGCATCTACCGGAAAGAGCGCGCAGGATTCAGGAGATAGCATGCCCAAGCCGCGAGCCAGCAGCAAGCGGCTGGAGTCCGCCATGCGCGAGGTGCACACCAACATTCCCTCTACGGTGAAGCGGGCGAGGCATTTTGGGAAGGGTGGCAAGGAAGCAATGCTTCGGGCGATTGCATACAAGAAGGCTCGCGTCAAGTGACATATTCATACGACGGAAGGGTTCATCGTGGAGAGTGTTGGTGCGGGTTTTGGTATGAAGTGATTTTCTGTGGCGAGGCTGTTGGACCGACAGCCAACCCTGCAGATCATAATCATCTAGATTATCCGGAAGGCAAGAAGCGCTACAAATCTCTTGGAGTGGCAGCGTGATCCCCGCCACCGGCTTCGTAGACATCAGCACGCCCGAGTTCGAGGAGAAGCTGCGTGCTGCCCGCCATCGCTGCCTCAGCGACCTCTACTATCTGGTGACTGAGGTGCTCTACTGGCAGGACGCCTACAAGTACGGCCCATTCCATAAGTGGATGGCTGAGACTGTTGGCAAGGAATCCGGCACCCGCGAGTTGTGGCTGCTTCCCCGCGACCACTTCAAGACGACCATACTCACCATCGGCCATGGCATCCAGCAGATATTGCGTGACCCTAGAGTCTCGCTGCTTATCGTCTCGCGTAAGGATGAGCATGCGCACCTGATGAGCGATGAGATGAGGCGACAGTTCAGCGCCAATGAACGCCTGCGCGCACTCTTCCCCATCTGGTGCGTGCCTACCATGGACGACCTGGGCAGCAAGAGCGAGTGGACAGTACCAGCCTACAAGCACATTGGCGGCAAGCGACGACGCGAGCCTACGGTGACAGCGACTGGAATCAAGTCCACGCAGCAGAGTCGCCACTACAAGTGGGGCTACTTCGACGACTGCATGGACGCTGGCGACACTACCGAGGTTGGATTGCGTGAGATACGCGCGGACTTCAAGGAGTTAATCCCGCTGATTGACTCTGACGGTGGCATCCTCATCCCCGGCACCCGCAAGCACTACAACGATATCTACCAGGCGCAGATGGACACGGGCGTGTACAAGACATTCGTGCGGCACGGACTCGAAGGAAGCAAGGAGTGCGATGCCGACGAGTGTGCAAGGTACGCGCAACCTCACAAGGCTGCCGACTTGAAGAGTGGCCAGCCACTCTGCCCCGAGCGCATGAAGCGTGAGGACTACGACCGCAAGCTGCGCGAGTGTGAGATCGACCCCAAGACCGGCGTCAGCTTCTTCTACCACGAGTACATGAATATACCGTTCTCTCCCAGCGACCGCCGCTTCCAGCCGCGCTGGTTTGTACAAGTTGATGATGCCAGTATACCTGGTGGCGCACCACCTTTCTCGCCTCTAAGCAAATGGATAAGTGTTGACTCGGCCTGGAAGGAAGAGGAGCACCCCAGTGGCTACGACTTCACGGTGATTGTGGTGGGCGGCTTTGACGATCAGGGCCGCCTCTATATCCTCGACATCTTCCGCAACCGGCACTGGACTACCAAGCAAGGTTGCGAGGCCATAGTCACGGCCATGAAGTCGGACGAGTATGGCGGCATCAGCCGGGTGATTACCGAGAAGGTTGCCGACAACATTAGCTGGCATGACACCCTGCGAACCGAGGCACGTCTGCGAAGTGCGCCGCTTCAACTATTGTCGCTTACCCGTGGCGGCGGTGGCACGATGGCCCGGCGCACCAAGTTCGAGCGTATCGAGCAATCGTGTCAGGGTCCGCTTGAGAAAGGCCGCGTATTCTTCCGTCGCAAGAGTGAGAACTTCGATGACGCCATCAACGAGTTCTGCAACCTGCGCCGCTGGACGAATGACGACATCGCGGACGCCATCAGCATGCTCTTCGACGAGCGCGTCATCGTCATGCCGCCGCTGCGTGAGAACCAAGGTGGTAGCGTCACTCCATTCCGCCCCATGCCATTCGACGGCGCTGGTCGGCGTGCGGCATTCGCGCAGTCCGGCATCAGGAAGCCAGAGTTGAATGCAGCAAATCTAGGCCGCAATGGTGAGATTGCGGTAGACGGCAACGGCAACGTCCTGTTCACGCCCGAGCAGGTGGACCTGTTCGCCAACCGGCCGGACAAGCAGCCAGCCCCGCGACCAGCATTCAGGATGATGCGCTGATGCCAATCTCTGACGACGCCATCATCAACATCTGGCACCGACGCAAGGCCATCAGCCAGCGTCTCAGGGATGCTTACGAATCGCAATGGATATCAAATTGGAAATCATATCGTGCATTTCAAGAGGAAAGTCCAGATCCGGCTGATTGGTGGCGGTCAAATGAATTTATTCCGGAAATTTTTAATAGCGTAGAGACTGTGCTTCCTCGCATGATTCTCGGCATGTTCAGCAAGCCGGAGTGGTTTGACGTGAATTGTCCGCATGCCAACATACCCGGCCACCCGGGACTCAACTGCTTCGACTACGAGCGGCTGGTCAAGTCGCTGCTGATGTCGGGTACTCGCCGCATGAACCTCTTTGAGCCAGCGTATGAGGGTGGCAAGTACAACACCATCATGGGCCACGTCTGGTGGAAGCTGCGCTGGGAGCAGGAATTCATGAGTCGACCGATGGATGTGCCGATGCAAGATCCGTCCACTGGCGAAGTATTCCAGTCGAGTGTCGCCGTCCCGTTTCTCTCCTACGACGATCCAAAGCTGGACTGGGTGAGTAACTTCCGCGTCTGGCCAGATCCGACTGGACAAGAAGAGTGGTTCATCGAGCGTGTGGACACCACTCTTGAGAAGCTGATGCGTATCAACCAGCGCACCGGCATCTACAAGAATCTGGAGACTCTAGAGCGCGCGCCAGTCAACTTGTCCAAAGAGACCAACTCGCCTGTGGCGCGCACGGACGGCTACAGTAACCGCGAGACCGAGATGGATGCGATTGAGGGATTCGCGCCTGATGTGCGTGATGATGGCCATGAAGGCACGCCTATCCAGCTAGATATCTGTGTCGGCCTGGTGCCTTACGAGCCTGACGACGGCATTCACTGGCGGCGCTGTGTTATCGCCAACGACTCGACCATCATCCGCGACTCGCCCAACCCGACTCCCGACTTCAAGCCAGAATACTTCTGCAGCAAGCAGATTCCCATACCCGGATTCGTCTATGGCGACTCGGTAGTCCGCTACGCCGCACCCATGAACGTGCAGCTTAACCGTCTCGCCAACTACCGTATGGACGAGGTGGTGTTGGGTATCTGGCAGCAGTATGTCGCCAACCGGAATGCCGTCATCCCCAACCAGATGCAATTCACGCCGGGTGGCGTCATCATGGTAGACACAGCGGCTGATGTGCGGACAGCCTTCGCGGTATTGGAGCGGCGGCCAGTTCTCCCCGATTCGTATCGTGAGGAAGCGGTGAGCATGGATCGCATTCAGCGCACCACTGGGGCCACGGCCATTCAGCAAGGCGCCCAGTCCAGTGACCGTGAGACCGCAACCAGTGTCGGTGCGCGCGTCCAGTTGGGCAGCGAGCGCTTCAGGCTAGCGGTGATGTGGCAGAACATGACATTCAAGCGCCAACTGCTCAAGCGGATGTTCGCACTCTACCAGCGCCACCTGCCGCCAGAGCGTCTGGTGCGCATAGTGGGTACGGACTATCAGGTGCCCATCGACATCACCATGCTGCAAGACGACATCGACATCGACATCGACGCCGACATCTACGACATCGACGGGCCGCTGAAGCAGCAGGCGCTCACCCAACTCATGCAAGCCGCAGCGGTGCCACCCTACAGCACATGGCTGCGGCCCGAAGTATTGCTTCGTGACAGCGTAGAGGTATCGCTGAATAAGGATGGCCGCAAGTATGTCAAGTCTCAGGACGAGGTTGCTGCAGAGGCTCAGGCTCAGCTATTCATGGCTATGCAGATGGCTAGCATGGGCTTGGAGCCTGACGCATCGGGCGGCAACACTCTCGCCACCAAGCAGCTTGAGCTTAGAGCGCAGCGCCAGAAAGAGAGTAAGCGACTTTCTGGAAGCGCTGCATAAGGTCAAGCAGCCCGTGAGCGCATTGACTTATGAGGAAGCGATGACGCGCGCAGACTTAGCTGCTTCATTCGTCGAGCACCCTTACTGGGCCATCATGGGCAAGATGCTGAGTGGCACAATTCAGGCTGAGACAGAGCAGTTGCTATCTGGTGATGATCACAAAGAGGTGAATCGCGCATCCGTAGCGATGTGTCGCAAGCTGCTGCAGATGCCATTCTTCGACATTGAACAAGGTCAACTGGCCCAGCGCGAGTACCTTAAGGCGCAAGCGCAATCGGCCAGGAGACGCACGACCCAAAGCGGCATCGAGCCGCGTGAGGTGTAATAATGGCCAACGATCAGCAACCCTTGCAAGTCAATCTCGACATGGATGCTGAAGTCAAAGCGCGTCAGCAAGGCACGGCACCGACGAGCACCGATATCGCGGCGCAAATCGGCCAGACGATGCGCGAGATGGGCATTGACGACGAGATGAACCCTCTGGCGGCACAGAAAGTCCAGCGCGACCTGGACTATCAGCGCCAGATCGATCAGTTGCCGCAGCCCGACAGCGCTCCGTTACCGACTGACATCAGCGCTCCTGAGGTGGACCGACTGGAGCAGTTGCAGAAGGAACTGGATGCCGCCAAGTCCGAGGCTTCGCGGTGGAAGAAGGAGTTTGGCCGCCGAGAAGGCACAGTGGGACAGATGAAGGCTGAGTTGCAAGACCTGAAAGCGCGAGTCTCGCAGATTCAGCCTGCCATCAACGTGCAGCAGATTACAGGACGCGCGCCTGATGAGCCCATCACGGCGCAAGACGCTGTGAATCTGCTCATGTCCCAATCAAGTGCCTTCGGCAATGCGATGCAGAGACTGCGTGAGGAGTTGCTCAGTCAGGCTGCGACTCAGCAGGAAGGCTCGCTACCGCTGGATATGGAGGCCGAGCTTGTGGAAGCACACCCGTGGCTGACCGATCTGCCGCGCCCGCAAAAGATGCGCGCCATGCAGGACATTCTCGCGTCAGCCGGAGTTACCGTGGCACCGCCTGCCCCTGTCGCAATGCAGGCCACGCCACCACCTGCAACCCTGCCCGCAGCGGCCCGCGCTCCTCTGCGTCAGGTTGCATTCATCGAGCCGTCGAATAGGGGAAGTGCAGCAGAGCGCAATGCCGTAGTCCCGGAGCGGCAGGCGTTCAACGACAAGGTGGCCCAACTCAAGGAACTGGTGCAGGGCAAGTATCGTCCCGGTGCCAGCGACAAGGCTGCTGAGTTGCTTGCTTCCCTCGGCGCTGGACCCGTGGATGAGACTCAAGAGGGATTCCTGACCCGACGGCGCTAAAGAGGACTCATGACTCAGACCACAACCGCCATAGCCACGCTGATTCCGGCGTACTATGATCGGTTGCTACTCGACAATCTTTACCCGGACTTGTACCTCTACCAGTTTGGCGTGCGGAAGTCGATTCCGCGCAATTTCGGCAAGACTGTCACCTTCACGCGCTACTTCAAGACAACCGGCGGGGCTGGCCATCAGATTCCATTCGCCATCACTGAAGGCACGCCTATCGGACTGAGCGCCCTGTCAGCCACCACGATCACCGCAACTCTCAGCGGCTTCGGGTCGGCAATCGGCGTATCCGACCTGATTGTCATGACTGGCATCAGCGATGTGGTGCGCGGTGCCGTCACCGAACTGAGCAAGGGTGCAGCGCTGAAGATCGAGCGCAAGACCCGCCAGACGATCAGCGCGACGGGTGCTTTGCTTCCAGCCCGTAACGCTGCAGGTACAACCTCCAACCTGATTGCCACACTCAGTACGACAATCAGCAAGGATCTCTACCGCGCCGTGGCCAAGCTGCGTCAGTCCGACGCCCGCACCTGGCCAGACGGATACTTCGCAGCCGTCATGCACCCGCGTGTTGCTTTCGACATCAAGAACGATGTCGCTACCAACTCGGCTGGCGCATGGGTTGAGATCAACAAGTACGCCACCAACGAAACCGTGCAGATGTGCTATCGCGGTGAAGTCGGTCGCATCGGTGGCGCTCGCGTTGTCGAGTCCAGCGAAGCCAAGCAGCTTTACGGCGTTCCCATCTCCCTGTCGGCCTCCGGGTTCATGACGATGGTCATCGGCCCGGGCGCTTACGGTGAGGTGGAGTTGGATTCAATGGCAGCCAGCGTCTACGTCCACCAGGTCGGCAGCGCCGGTTCAGCCGACCCAATCAACCAGCGCGGCAGCGTCGGCGTCAAAGTCTACTTCGCGCCAGTCGCGCTGGAAGCCGCCCGCATGGTCCGCATCGTGGGCGGAGGAAGGAGCCTGTAATGGCAGAACGCTACAATCGCGACCCGACCTACGACCTCGGTCGGCATATTGCCACCGGGGAGAAAGTCCCACTCAGCGGCGATCCAGTCATCCAGAAGTTCGACCAGGAGTTGGATCGAAACGATCCGATGGATCCGTTCAGTGCCGGGCATGGCGATAACTTCCCGGTATCTCCATCGGATGGTGAAGTGAGCGCCGCAAATATCGCTCAGGCTGCAGGATTGAGCATGCGCGACATCGGCACGACTCACGATGGAGGCACCTCGATGCAGATGGATATTGTCGCTGCCTCCGACTGTCTCGACGAACCCACGAAGGGCGGGATTGCTTACGGCCCGCGCTTCACAGGAGAAAGGGGCTATTGATGGCCAACCTTACAGTAGATGTGAATTGGCAGATTTCCAGCGAGGGCAAGGAGGAGATTGGCAACTCGGCCAATCGCTTCGACACTTGGCGCCAAGGCAACGAATCTTTGGGGCCGAATAACCCGATGGCCGACAGTGGTCCACCCGAGACTGACGGCAATCCGAGCACGCCGTAGGATTCCACGTTGCGTCCCGGGAGGCATGGCGGCATGCCATCCAGCGAATTGGAGTCAATCATCGCCCGCAACGGTAACTTTCTGTCCGTGCGCCGTGCCGAGAGCGGCGCCGGACTCTATAACGGTGTCAGCGGCCAGTTCATTGGCGGCATAGGCAATGGCTGGCTACCTGAGTACTCACGCAACCTGGTGCCCAAGTATGACTGTGAATGCACACCCGGCGGCAAGTGTCGCAGCGGCTCACATGGCATCTACATGGTGCGCGGCTGGCGCAATATCCTGTATGAATTGCTGGCTAATGGTCGCGTGCATACCAGCCGAGAGATATGCAGAATTCTCGGTAGCAGCGAGGCGCACGACGCCAGAGACTACGGCATGTTCGCAGCACCCATGAACGATCCGTCGCCAGCCTGGGATCATAGCGGCTTGTGAAAATATCCGCTGTAGTACTCGCGTTCAATAGGCAGAAGCTGCTCAACCGCACACTCGATTGCCTGCTCCATCAGACTAGTCCGCTGCATGAGATTATCGTGGTGGACAATGCATCGACTGTTCCTCTGCATGTACCAAACGGTGCACGTTTGCTGCGCATCAACAAGGCTCCAGAAGGCGGCGGTATCAGCGCAGCCAAGAATGCTGGTGCTGCGGCTGCCACTGGCGACTACCTTCTATTCAGCTATGACGACACGCTGCATCTACCCGATGCCGTGCGCTGCATCATCCGCCGCATGAAGCAACTTGACCGGGATGACGTGCTTATCAACGTGCTTACTGTTCCCGTGCGAATGGATGATTCGATGCCATCCGAGGAATCTCTCTATAAGCAGGCTGCCCACTGTGACAGCGAGATGATCCGCGCCACCTTGGCAGGCGGTCGTGGCGGCCTCTGCTTCGAGCAGCATTGCGGCCTTATCAGCAAGCGATTCTTCCGTGTAATCGGTGGCTACGACACCAAGTTCTTCAAGTCTTGGGGCTTGCTGGATCAGGATCTCTGCCTCAGTGTCATCCGACATGGTGGCGTGCTTGATTGTGATGTGCAGCGCGCCAATGGCCAACCGCTATTCTGCTTTCACCAGTTTGACACCAACCATCCCACCAGCAATGAATCGGCTGCCGTGCGCGATTCTGAGTTCAAGGCCAAGTACGGCTACAACTGGGAGGAGGCCTGGACGCGCCGCTGGGCTCTTCGTCAACTCGCCAACAAGGAGAAACAGATTGCCTCCTTCATGCAGTGAATATCCACGTGTCAGTGTCGTCATCAGCACCTACAACCGTCCTCAGCAACTCGATACGGCGCTGGCCAGTGTGCATGCTCAGACATTTGGCGACTTCGAAGTGGTGATTGTAGACGATTGCTCGCCTCATCCAGCCGACTCGCCACTCACAGCCAAGTTGCAGCAGCAGACCTTCCCTCCAGCCTACATTGAGGTGCTGGAGAAGTGGAACGTCGAGTTTGAGAAGCGCGGCATCGACATTATCGCAGCTAGGCTTGGGGAGAACAGCGGCTATCATTGCATGCCCAAGAACAAGGGAATCGAGCAGGCGCGAGGGGACTACATCGCCTACTTGGATGACGACAATGAGTGGCGTCCCGACCACCTGCAAGTCTGTGTTGACGCCATCGAGTCCGGCTTCAGCACCGACATGGTCTACACACGCATGTGCTACCGTGGGAATAAGGCTGAAATCGATAAACTGAACGAGAGCACGATGATTGTCGATGGCGTGAAGGGTGGAAAAATCCCACTTGGCGATGCTCCTGGCCAGGAGTGGAATCCTATTCTGCTCAACCAGTTCAACTATATCGACACTAGCGTCATCATGCATAGCAAGGGTGCCTACTGGCGTCTGGTGCGCGACAGCGGCTACGGATGGGACGAAACTCTACGCCGCTTCGGTGACTGGAACTTCGTCTGGCGTTGGGGAGTATTTGGTCTCACCGGCAAGCTGGTTGACAAGGTGACACTCGACTACAACTGGCACGCGAACCAATTGCAGTTAACCCGTCCGTGTGTCGAGATACCCGTTTGCTTAAACTACTCGCAATACATATCCATGAGAAAAGACCGCAACCGAGAATTGGCTGCTGCATCGTAACTCGCAGCGGGCGGGAACCATACCTTAAGCGCGTGCTGGCCAACTTACGCAAGCAGCCGGTGGATATCCTTCTCTGGGCCAATGGTCCAATCGACCACGCACTTGCTGATGGCTGCGTCTACTTTCACGAGCACGCATTCAACTGTGGCCAGCACGTTGCCCACAACGAGATGCTGGACGAGTGCGTGCGGCGTGGCTACGACTGGCATATCCGCATTGACGACGACTGCTTCATAAACTCTCGCACATGGACTCGCAAACTTCTCGGCATGCAGGAGCACATCAAGGAGATTCGCGGCAAGTATGCGGTACTTGGCATCAACGTGGGTGGGCTCTACGATCCGCCGCAGGCGATTCGCGCCTTCGAGGTAGCACCCGGCAAGACAGACGGCGGCATCTTCGAGTTGGTGGAAATGCTCGGCGGCATCTTCCGCATGTCGCCCATGTATCTAATGCGCTACTTCCGATGGGACGAACGGCAGGCGATGGGTTTTGGTGACGCCACTCAGTTTCGCAGCTTCTGCGAGTCCACCGATACGATCATGTTCCGCATACGCACCATCCACGCCACGCACGGTGAGTCTACGCAGAAGCAGAACGAGAAGTCGCCTGACTGGAGTCACTCACATGACATGCTGCAATACATTCCTCTGGGGCTATGAATGAAGCAGACGATACTCGACTTTGACGACCTATGCGACACCAATGATCCATACGACACTCTGGTGCGCTTGCATGAGCGCGACTCTAACTTCAAGGTAACTCTATTCGCTATCCCGACGCGCTGCAGTCCAGAGTTGCTGGCCAAGTACGCAGCCATCAGCGACTGGTGCCAACTCGCCGTCCACGGCTGGCGGCATGCTCGCCACGAGTGTCTCGGTTGGACCAGTGAGGAGACGCATGACAAGTTGCAGAAAGCGCAGGCCATCTACCCAGGCTTCGTTAAGCTATTCAAGGCGCCCAACTGGGAGATCGACACGGAAGTCTACGCAGGCTGCAAAGCGGCTGGATTCGCTGTTGCCGATCACATCCGCAATATCGAGATTCTACCGTACCAGCAGGCGCATTACATTTACAACATCAGGCTTCGAGGCGACAAGTACACCCGTCTACACGGTCACATTCAGCCCTGGGCGGGAACCGGCTTAACGGAGAATGCGAATGGCGATGGAATCAACCAAGCATATCTGCTACCCGTCGGCACCGAGTACGCCTTCTGCACAGAAGCGGTCGTCGAAACCAAGGAAGTCGCCGTCTAAGCGCCGCACTCGTGTCTGGCAGAGTGACGCCGAGTATGTTGCCGACCAGAACGAGAACTCGTCATGGTCGTCTGTGGACACGGCTTGGGGTGACGCTGCCTCGCTCAAGTTCGTCAAGTTTGGCGACTGGCTGGAGAAGAATGGCAGCCTATGCCATGACGACAAGGTGGCCGACTTCGGAGGCAACGACGGACGCTCGTCCTTCTGCTTCTACCAGAAGCACAAGATCAAGCCTCTCGTCGTGGATTGCGAGCCGCTACGCCTGCAACATGCGGCCCGCTACTATCGCATGTCCACCTATCAGACGTTCATCGAGAGCATGCCGGAGTTAGCCGACAAGAGTATCGACTGGGGCTTCTGTTCGCACACCCTTGAGCACACCCGCGACACTGAGAAAGCTATGCGGGAGATCGCCCGCGTGGTTAAGCGCGGTTGCTACTTCGTGGTGCCGCTGGAGAACTTGGCACACGCCCGTGGCAATCATGCACATGCCATCTGCTTCACGCAAGCCAAGGACTGGAAGCGATTGCTTGAGCGCAACGGCTGGAATGTCAAGCATGGCGAGCGTGTGGCGACTCACGAGGCTCAATTCTATGCGGAGCCCAAATGATTGACGCCAAGGACATGGCACGCAAGGCGGCTGGCGGGTGTGCTCACAGCATTACCGTATTGGTGCCTTGTGCCGACTGTACCGAGTCCCGCATGCGCGAGTGGGAAGTGGCCGTGCGTCAAGATACCCGACAGAGTCTGCGAGACGACATTCACAATATGGAGGAGCGGATGCAGAAGGCCGAGTCTGAGTCCAAGTCGCTTGCTTCCACTGTTGAGCGCCTGAAGTCGGCAATTGTGTCTCTGGAGCAGGCCAACGAGACTCTGCGCTCACGCCTCAAGGTAGCGTTGGCCGATGCCTCCGAGGCTCGCATCCAGCTTCATGCCGAACAGACTGCACACACTTACGCCAACGCTCCAAAACTGGTGCATGATTGAGAATCGTCGGCATTCACTTAGAGCCAGGTGGTGTCGGCTGGCTGCGCTGCTGGAGTTGGACAACGGCACTCAAGTCACGCGGCCATGACGTAAAGCATCGCCCACACGAAGCCACTCAATTCCAGTGGGACGAGTTGGACGACTACCTGCGTGGCGCCGACGTGGTGATCACCTGCCGCATGGCCAATGCGCAAGTGTTCGCCGCCTTGCTCGCTGGCCGCGACCTGTACCATTACAAGCTGGTGGTGGATACCGATGACTACTCTGACGACCTGCCAAAGTACAATCAGGCGCACAATGACTATCATGCCGGTGCTGGCGTCAACCGCCTAGTGCGTGGTGAGTTGCGCGAGGCCGATCTGGTGACGGTGAGCACGGATCGGTTGGCTGAATGGGCACGTCAGTATGCCAAGCGGCTGGTGGTGGTGCCAAACTGTGTTGACCCACACATGTTCGATGGCATACGCGAGCGAAATAAGGAGGCGCGTCACGCCAACGATATCCGCATCTACTGGGGTGGCGGCGGCGGCCACTACGGCGACTTGCTGAAGGTGAGAGACCCGTTGCTGCGCATTGTGGCAGAGCGACCCAATGTCAAACTCGTCTTCAGCAACATTTTGCCGGACTGGGCCGCCGACCTGCCGCCCTTCCGCGCTTTCTTCATCCGCTTCGCCCACTGGAACGCCTATCCCAAGGTGCTGAAGGCTCTGAATGTTGATGTCACCCTGTCGCCATTGGAGGAGAACGAGTTCAACCGCTGCAAATCCAACATCAAGTATCTAGTCTATGCGATGGCTGACATCCCTGGCGTCTATCAGGACATTGACGCCTACGATTCGGTGACGCATGGACTGACAGGGTTGAAGGCCAAGTCGCCGCAGGACTGGTACGAGGCAATCAACCTGCTGCTGGACAACAAGGTGCTGGCAGCGAGTATTGCGCATCAGGCCAAGCGAGACGTGCTGACGCGCTTCACCATCGACCATCACATCACTCGCTATGAGTCCATGCTGCAGGAGTTGGTGAATGCCAAGCCTGTGCCGGAATTGACAATGGTTGAGGAAGGCAAGCCAGTGGAGATGACATGCCTACAATCGTAGTACCGAGCAGCGGTGGCGGCCAGCCGGGAATCAGCGGAGGCGGTGGCGGCGGCTCGACACTAGTTGATCAGGTGGCCGCTGTAGTAGGTGGTGTGGACGAGGACAGCGTGCGCGTGCAGGCGCTGGAAGCCGTCAACCGCGCCCGCAACGAGATCAACATGCATGACTGGCGCTTCCTCAAGCGTACAGTCACTAGCACCGCCTTTGTCTCCGGTACGGCTACCTACACATTGCCTACCATATTCAAGTCGCCTGGATTCTTCCGCGTGCTAGATAGCAATAGCAAGCCCTACCGAGATCTGATCTACATGGATGACGCAGACTTGAGTCATGCAGTACCGCAGCAGACTCTCAGCGGGTGTCCAGCGGCCTACTCGCTGCGCAATACCTTTGCTGACGGCCTCATCACCTTCTACCCAGTACCCGGCACCACAGAGGCGTCCAGCTACACCTGGGCTGGCGAGTATTACACCCGCATACCCTACATCAACGACGACTCGACGGCGCTCACCGGCATACCTGATGAGATTGGCAACGTGCTGGTGGCTGGCGGCCAGTACTATCTGGTGAGTGAGCGCGAGAAGGGTAATGGGAATATCGTGTCGCATAAGTGGCAGGACTACCAGCGCATCAAGAATCTCGCGCTGGTTAATGACCGTCGCATGAGTGACGACCGAGGCGGGCGCTTCAGGCTGCCCAACCGTCGCAACATCGTCTTCACCAACAGCAACGATTACTACGGGCGCTTCCCGTGAGTGTGAAAATCTGGCTCAATTAGCCCGCCTTGAGTTCTATATCCAAGATGCTGCTGGCAACGCAGTACCATCGGCAAGTGTGGAGGTGCGCTCGCAGGGTGCGCAGGTATCGGGTGCGCAGGCTGGTCCAATCACTATCATCAACGTGGACTCGCCGGGTGCAGTAGTCGCCACTAATACAGTATCCATTGGTACGGCTGGCACGACTCGCACAGTCAGCAGCGTTACGGCCTCAACGGTAGTTGTAGGTGGGCCAGGGTTCGCCAGCGTCAGCGATGATGACCGCATCACCATCGTCTCTCCGCTACCCACTCTCTACGAGGACGCCGAGGCGGCCACCAGCAAGACCAACGCGCTGACCACGGACGCCGCAGGCTATGCCAACTGTTACATCGTCGGCGGCAAGTACGACATTCTGATCAGTGGCGGTGGGCTGACAACCACGCTTCGGATCGACGTGCCTGCCGTCGGCGGTGAGTCGTGCATCAGCACTATATTCAGCGGGACGGCATGGAAGCTGGACACGCTGCGCTCGCTGGCGGCCACAGACAAGCTGCTCGATGTGCAGACGGCGGGTGTCAGCAAGTTCAGTGTAGCAGGTGATGGCGAGGTGGTAGCGGGTGCAGCCGGTGCCACGCACAACCTGACTGGCACAATCACCGTATCCAGTAATGCTAGTGTCGGTGGCACTTTGTCAGTCACTGGTAATGTGATTACCGACATGACGGTGCAGGACAAGGTAATCAACCTCACCGACTCAACACCAACCACGCGGCTCACTCTCGATGGCTCATCTGGCGGCTCACCGCTTATCAGCGCTATCGACCAGTTGCTGACTATCAAGACGAGTCTAGCGCAGGGATCTAAGACGTCCGGCGCCATCCAACTCACGAATACAACCGACCTCAACGCTTCTGACAATGCTGTGGCGGTTCTGATCGGCGCCAGCATCGTATTCGCCATTGGCAACACGAATTATCGTCTATACATCAACGGTACCGGCGCATCGCATGGTGAGATTATGGCTGGTACTGGCACGCCTGAGGCTGCTGTTACTGCTCCAGTCGGCAGCATCTACCTGCGCTCCAACGGCGGTGCTGCGACGACTCTCTACGTCAAGGAGAGCGGTGCTGGAAATGTCGGCTGGGTTGGCAAATGAGCCAGCTTGGCCGCTTCGACTACACCGTTCTCACGCCGCTTGGTGTATCAGGGCCGGTCTCACCGTCTGTCGGCGCATCAGTAGCGATCTACCGTGAAGGTGCCATGGTCCAAGGCAATCAGTCTGGCACTACTCCACTCGCCATTACTGTTAGGCACGCTGGCAAGATAGCCACTGGCGACAGTGTGTTTGTGGATGCCGCAACCGGCACCACCTACACAGCCACTCGCACATCGGCTACCGTCATCACACTCAGCGGCTTTGTAGGCACTCTGGCGCTCACTGGAGGCCAGCGACTCACTCCCAGCAACAATCAACCAACCTTGTACGGTGACGATCAGGGTGGCGCTACCACCAGCAACCCGCTCACCAGCGATGCTACTGGCCGCGTCAATTGTTGGATGGAGTTCGGCGCCTATGACTTCGTGGTAAGTGGTGGTGGTGCGACGGCTACAGCCTTCGTCAGTCAGGTGATGCCTACCGAAGCCCCGGGTCAGGTGCGCTACGCCGACGACTTCATCGAGATGCCTGGCAGCACGACAACTGGCCTTCAGGAAGCCATCAGAGACTTGGCTACCACTGGCGGCACGGTCTGGTTGAGTCCCGGCAAGACCTACAACATCAGCACAGCGCTCACCAGTGTAACCAACCTGACGATTCGCGGCATGGACCGCATGACAAGTATCATTCAGAGCACCAGCAACGCCATCAAGGGGATCGTGCTGAGTGACAATACGACGCTGCGGGATTTCACTATGCGCGGCACAAACGTGACACAGGCTGGCTCGACTGGCATAGACGGCGGCTCGTCGGATGACTGCCTTATCGACGGACTCATCGTTGAACAGTGGGGCGGCATCGGGATCAGCCTCGCCAACAGCAGCACGCGTTGCCGCGTAACCAACAACACTGTGCGCAACAATAAGAGTGAGGGTATCTACACCGGAAATGCCGGTCTTGACAACACGATCAGCAACAACATCGTCTACGGCAACATACTGAATGGCATCGACTGTAACAGTTCCAGAACGGTCATCTCCAATAACATCTGCCGCAACAATGGGGTGAGCCCGAACATCACTGATACATGCGGCATCCTCGTCGGGCACTCTGCTGGCAATACCTCAACCGACAACATAATCACCGGCAATATCTGCGACACCAACGTGCAGAATGGTATCTTCATCTGGGGAGCAGGGACGGCTATACGCTACGTGGTGGCCAATAATATCTGCATCAACACTACCGACGGGTGGGGGATCGAGATGGTTGGCGGCGGGGCTGGCACATTCGGATTCCACACAGTAACAGGCAATGTGTGCCGCAATAATGCCGCCGACGGGATAGCGGCCAACGGAGTCAGTGACTCGACGTTCACCGGCAACGTCTGCACAGGAAACGCTGGAGATGGCATGCAGATGTATGCTACGAGTCTTGCCTGCGCTCGTAATGTGGTCGTCGGCAATACGTTCCGGTCAAACACCGGGCGTGGCTTCCTTGCCGACCATGCCAGCGTCACGGATTGCATAGTCACAGGCAACATAATCACCGGCAATGGTGCGCCGCAGATTGGCACCATCTCGTCGGCTACCAACATGGTCTACAACAACTCGACCAGTAGTGGGAATCTTAGCAAGGGTACTGACATTACTGCGGCAGCTAATATCACGCTTGGCAATGACGGCGACTTCTTCTTCGTAAACGGGAATACCAACATCACCAGCGTCACGGCATCATGGTCCGGGCGGTTGGTGACGCTAAAGTTCACTGGCACACCAACATTCACCGATGGCAGCAACCTAATACTTGCTGGAAATCTAGTGGCAACGGCTGACGACACGATTACCATGCGCAGCGATGGCACCAACTGGGTTGAAGTGGCTCGGTCGGTGAACTGATGCCTGACTCAATCACCTTACCCGTGGATAAGGGAGGCGCGTCGGGTATCGATCCAACACTACCGAAGCCGGGCTACCTGCAGGAGGTTGAGGGAGTCATCTATGTCAACGGCGACCCAGCGGCACACAAGCATCCTGGTCGCGCACTATTCAACGCCGTGGCACCCGTGGCAGCCGACGTGAATGGAATCAACTTTGTCTCATTCGACTCACCCGCTGCCGATTACGTGACGGCTCAGATGAATGGAACGCTATACTCGGCACTCTCGACTGTCGGCACATTCGCCAGCATCCGCACCGGGCTCGCCGCTTCGGCTCAGATGATCGACCGCACCAAGTTTGCCGACGCGGCCTACTTTGTCAACGGTGTTAATCCTAATTGGGTGTACAAGAACGACAATACCACCTTTGTGTGGGGGCTATTCCCGATACAGATAGCGCCAACTGGTGCGCTAGGTGGCACGGGGCTCACCGGCACCTACATTTACTGGACTACCGAGTACGACTCGACTAATGGTGTGGAATCCGCCTTTGACGGCATCCCGCTTACCCAAGTACCAGTCAATCAGACAGTCACCATCACCAAGCCCGCAACACTCAATCCATCAGCGACTCACTGGCGGATTTACCGCACCATAGCGGGTGGCAGCTACCCAGTCGGGTGGCTGGTGGCGACAGTAGCCATTGGCACAACCACATACGCTGACTCTACGACTGACGCAGCGCTAGTGCTATTGGCTGAGTACCCGCGCATAGCCATCAACGACATTCCCGAGCCGCAGAACTTCCCGCCGCCCGTCTTCCGCAGTGTTGCCACGTTCGAAGGCAGCCTGTGCGGTGTCGCAGACCGCAGCCTCTACTTCAGCGAGACTGGCACGCCACACTACTTCCCGGAGAGTTATGTCATGCCGTTCAGGCCGACATGGGGAGGTCAGGCTAGGTGTGTGCGCGCAGTCAACAAGGTGCTGATGGTATTCTTCGATCACGACTCATTCCGCGTTAACACTCTGCCCAAGGCTGCCGATTCATTCTTCGATCCTGGCGTGGTGCAGGAGCATGTGGCTAATTATGGTACTCCTTCACCTCTAGGCGGCTGCCGCTTTAGTGGCTGGGGCGGTGTCGAGATGATCTTCTTCGCCAGCCGTGGCGGCCCGATGCTGACCGACGGCAACGCATTCGACCAGGCGGTATCCAACATTGACTGGGCGGCCACCGTCCCGCCTGCCAGCCTCAGCACCAGCGTGTGCATCGACAACCCTGACGAGTTCCGCGTGGAGATGTACTTCCTAGACTCGGCTGACGACTGGCGCTGCCTTCACTTCTACTATGGCCAGACGCTTATCACGCAGGAGCGCGGCTTCCCTGAGCTTACCTGGACCGGCCCGCACCTGACACCTGGCCCCGGCACATTCGGCATACTCAACAGCGCTGGCAAGGTATGGACGGGCAGCCGTGCTGCTGATGGTTTCGTCTACCGCGATGGCGAAGGGTACTCGGATGCGGCGCACCTTGTGGATAGCAGCGGCACCATCAACTTCCGGATGCGCACCATCCGATTCTACGCAGACGGCATCAACTCGCAATGCACCACCGGCCGACTGTTTATCAGCAAGCCGACAACTGGCACCGGCACCTATGCCACCACTCTCTCGTCGTGGAATGAGGGCGACGTGAATGAGCCGCACCAGACGACTCGGCAGATAGACGCTACGGTGCTTGGCGCCACCAGCGACGACTTCAACCGTGGTGCTCAGTCCCATGATGTGCGCATTGTGCGCGACGACGCCGTATACATGCCGCCGATCAACAACATCACCATAATGATTAAGGATAGCGGCGAGTATGTGAAGACGAATAGGCGCTGATGGCTAAAGGTCGCACCAGACAACTCAGCATCCAACCAGGCATGAGTGCCGACATGCTGCGGCTGATCAGCGAGCAACGGCAGATCAACAAGGAGTTCGACCGCCGCAAGCCGCTCACCTCGCCCACCATGTTCTTCAGTGTGAGCAACAGGCCAGACGCCACGCAGAATGGTGGCCGCATCATCATCGTGCGCAATGCCGACGGCAGCCTCACTGTGCAATACAGTGACGGCCTCAACTGGCAATCCATTCTGGCGACCAGCATATCGTTTGCCACGCCCGCCATCACCTACGCTACGACCGCTGCGGCTGGCAGCGCCTCGACAACCATTCGCAGCGATGCGCGTCTTAAATTCCCGTCCGCGCTGATGTCCACAGCCAACAGTGCGACTCTGACGCTTACCGACAACGCGACCGACCAGACGCTCACCGGCTCGCTGGGCGATCTGAACATCGTGACGGCCAGTTTCCGTCTGAGTCTGCCGTACTGGAATGGGGCTGGCGGGGCTGCCCCGACGACCGGCTCGGTGCTTGCGTTCACAGCGAACACTGGAATCACTGGCAGCGCGCTCCGGTCGGGAGTCGATGCGCGGCTGACCATACAGGATGCATCGACTTATACCTCTCAGACGTTTCAAGCTATAAGGGGCGACGTTACTGTTGGACTCGTGGCGAGCCAGACGTTCACTACATGCACTGTACAAGCTGGTTCGTTCAAGGTCCCCAACGTCGGCTACTCTGCTGGCACGCACAGTTTCACCGAGAAGACCGGCTTGGACGTGGCGATCAGCCCGGGGACGCAGAGCGGCGCTGGCACCGTTGCCGTCACCGATTGCCACGGCCTGCGCATCAGTGGGTGGCCGACGATTGGAACCGGCGGCGTGACGACCAACGCCCGCAGCATCCGTATCCTCATGCCGACTGTAGGCAGCACCATCAGGCGCGGCGTCTCGCTGGAAACTGGTACGCAGAACCTTGGTACAGAGGCTACCAATGTTGAAGGTTACTACTGCGAGGACATCACACGCGGTACGGCTCAGCGGACCAACTTCTATGCTGAAGGTGCCACCAATAGCACACCCACCGACGTGTATGCCTTCTTCCAAGGTACGGCGCATGTTGTCGGCACGAACCGCTATGGGGCACGCTTTACCGGAGCCACCACCGGGACACCAACCTTGGCCATTGGTGTGCAGGTAGATGCCCATGCAGTCGGCACAACCAAATGGGCTTTCTACGGCGATGGTGATGCCAGCCATTTCGCTGGTATCGACATGAAGGATGCCACCAACATCGTATTGGCGACTGGCACTGGCACCAAGATCGGCACGGCGACGACTCAAAAGTTAGGCTTTTGGAATGCGGCTCCGGTTGCCCGTCCGGCGGCCTATACTCCAACCAATGTGACGACTGATCGCTCTTATGATGCAAATGCTACGACTGTTGATGAGCTAGCCGATGTTCTTGGCACACTAATAGGCGATCTTCAATCCATAGGACTCATAGGGTGAGCAGGCCAGGTGGTGTTTCAACTAATTCAGAAGTAGGAGATTCTGGCGGCATTATCGTATCCGACTACCAGAATCCTCCACGGAAATGGCGCATTCGGATCAAACAGACTGGTGGGGCAACCGGTGGAGGAACTATCTCAGTGAGTCTCCTCGGAGTGCTCACAGGTGGTCGGGATGCTGGTTCGACTGGAACTTTGGCCATTGAAATAACTGATATGGGAACATGAGTATATGGAGTTATTGAAACAATGACCGTCACACTCTCTCAGACTCGCGTGCGGCCGGATGACAACCAGTACGACATCATCATGGTCGGTGTTAACTATCCCAACGGCCGCGTGACGGTGCGCGTGCAGTTTCAGAGTGGCGACACGCGAGACATCACATTCGAGGATGCGCGCCTCACCGCCCTGCGCAACTCGGTATCGCAATTCAGCGGCCTGCGTCTGGCGCTGGAGCAATATCTTGCGGCTAATGAGACAGGCTTTGGAGGCAACGCGACATGAGCGAGATCAAGTTTGAAGGCGATACAATCTGGATTGCGCTGGCGCTCACCAAGCTGGCCGTGCGCTGCGAGATGCTGGAGCAGGAGAATGCGGCGCTGCGGCGCGAGAAGCGGCCAGCCGCCAAGCCTCGACTCGTGAGGCAGAAGAAGGTTAGCGATGCCAACTGACTATAGTGCTAATTACACTCCAGAGTATCTTGCCAGTCTGCCGCTAAAGCTCAGGCGTTCGATAACCGGAGATTACAATCCCGGCAGCGAAGGAATAGGTGGACTATTCCAGAATGTTCTCAGCCCAGTTATGAAGCCTCTATCTCCAATTTCCTCTGGGGCCACAGGAATTGCGCAATGGGGGGCACGCAACCCGGCTTATTGGAAAAGGCTTAATCAAGCTGTAGCCCTTACTGGGGGTGCCGGTGCTGCTGGAGCATTTGGTGGTGGTACATTTGCTGGTGGAGCGGCTGGAGCAGGACTAGGAACTGGTGCCAGCGCTTCAACCGTCAATCCGTTTGCTGCTGGCGCTGGACTCGGCACCAACTGGGCTTCCATTGGTGGCTCGGCAGCATTCCCCACAGCGGCCTCAATCGGCGCTGGCGCAGGTGCTACACCCGCTCTGGCTGGAGCAGGAGCAGGCGCTGGTGGTGTGGCGACTCAGGCTGGAGTGCCTTGGTACAACTCCTTCTTGGGCCAGACGGCACTCAACACCGGATTCAACCTGCTTGGCGGCTGGCTCAACAATCGAGCCATTGGCAATGCGCAGCAGCAGAGTCAGCAGCAGATAGCCGACCGCATAAGGCAAGCACTTGCCGCTCTGTCACCCGAGCAGATTATGGCCTTGGCGCAGCAATTCTTGCCTCAGATGGCAGCGCAGATGAGCGGCGCTGGACAGACAGCTATTCAGGCGGTGAGAGAGCAGGCAGCCCGCACGGGTCAGCTTGAAGGTCCACGCGCACTCTCCTTTGAGGCTGGTACTCGCGCCAAGCTGGCCAGTGATGTGCAGCAGCGGGCATTCGAGGCGGCATTCAACACGGCAGGTGCGCAGGCCAGTGCTATTACCGGCGCACCCTACACGCCGATTCAGCCGCAGACTGGGATAGCGGACGCCATCACCAACAGCATCAACCAGGCCTATATGGCACGCGCTCTGAGTCAGCGTCCGCAGTATCCGACTGGCGTGCCGTATCAGTGGCCAGGGCAGTTTGGAGGGCCATACTAATGGCTGGCGCAGGAGGTACAGCACCCAAGAAGCAGGATGACATTGAAGCCTTGCGCGAGGCGCTGATTCCAGAGTTGATGAAGCACCTGGGTGGACAGGCACCTACGCCGCCGCAATATCAGCCAGCGCCTATCTCACCCATGCAGGGTTATGCAATGGCTCGCAACCCGCAGGCTGCCGGACTCATCAACCAGACTATTCAGGCTCCCGCTCAGGCTCAGTTTGCTCAGCAGCAGGCGGCGTTTGAGGCGGCTATGGGTCAGAGGCAGCAGGCCACTGGACTCGCGGCTGGACTAATCAACGCGCAGACTCGCCAGTCTGGGTATGGTGGCCGCCCAGCGCTGGCCACCATCATTGATGAGGATGGAAGCCTTACTGGTACGAAGGGTAAGCGCATCACCGCCAATGTGAGTCGTGGACCAGACGGCAGAATTTCCAGCATCGAGGAAGTCGGACCCACGCCTTGGGCACCTCAAATTGTACAAGGCACAGAAGGCGGCCAAGAAAAGACCATGATGGTTGAGAAGCCAGGGACCGGCGGCACAACGCGTGATCTTGGCATTAAGCCTCTAACTAAGCCTGGAGTCGTTGAAGATATCAGCGACACCACTCAACTGTTGCGCAATATCGACTCCATACGCGCAAATCCTCTCGTAGCCCAAGGTGGTACTGGCGAACGGGCCAAGCGCATTGGCCAAGAGGTAGTGCGTGCCATGCCGCTGGTT